TATACGGCGCGCTATCTATCGCCGCCTGTAATTTTAATTCGTCGTGGTCGCCGTCACACACGACAAATATTTGACTTTTTGCAATGTCTGTAACTGTTTTATCAATTTCGGTGATTTTTGTTGTATTGGCAGTAATTTTTGATGTATTCGCGTTAATATCATCACGTAATACCGCTACACATTCATCATCATAACAAACAGCCGACTGTATTAATGTTTTCTGTTTACACGCATTTCCCGTCGGGTCACCGTTTGTATAAAAGTTATCCGATACAATTCGGAATGAAATTGATTTAATTTCTTTGGTTACAGGGATTTCAATTTTAAATTTTGTTGTTTTATACGTTTCTGATGTACCGTTTATCGTGATTGTTTTATCACCTGTATCGGTTGCTGTGTAATATGACTGTCCGAATGTTTCTGTTGTTGTATCAGTGTATGTAATCAATACGTCTGTTTCACCATGATTCAAACCGCCAATGTCGCAACCGTCCACAGCTATATGACGTGACGCCACATTGAATGTCAATTCTAATGTGGTTTCCGTTTTCGGTTTACGGCGAAAATTATCAACAACAAAATTGTGATACAAATACGTTCCGTTTTCAAACGAACCCGAATATGACAAATACTGTACACCGCTGTCGTCAGTGACTAATGTGTTGTCACTGTTGACGTATTTAGATAAATCATAAAACAGGTTATCCGTTGTCAGTTCTGTATTTATATCTGATATTTTTGCTTTCAACTCGTTGTCCGCCGCCTGTCGGTCTGAAATTTCAGTAATGATTTTTTCAGTCAGTGAATGCTCTGCACCCTCTCTGTCCGAAATTTCAGTTGTCAGTTTTGTTGCAATTTCATTGACCGCCGCCAAAAACGAATTTTTATTGTCTGTTTTTAATGCTCTCAAATCTTTGATACCGTCAAACTTCAGTTGACCCGCATACATTTCGGCAACTTCGGCTTTCATATATGTTACCGCTATCTTTGCAACATTTCCCGCTTCGGGTTGCTCTGTAACTTCTAATCCGAGTTTACCTGTATATTGGTCATAGAGCAAATTAACCCACTTTTCGCCTTCTTCGCCCTTTTCCGCAGAAAAAGAAGCTGAAATCGGCTCTGTTTGTATCGCTGAATTCCCGTCCAAAAAGATTTTAGTCTGCACCGCCAAACTGTTTATCGTTATTGTGCCGTCACCGTATGACGTGTTAATGTCTATAGATAAATCTGATTTTTCCAAACTGTGCGTTATTGTATGGACAACATCTGTTTCCTTGCCATACAAATCGGTTTTATCAGCTTTCTCGCCGTTCAGTATATCGTCGGCGTTTGTTCTGTTTGTCTGTTCGGTTAAAATTTGTTCTCGCAATTCACTGTCACCGACCCGCCTGTTTTTCGCCTCTGCGTCAATATTCCCTTGTAACGTATTGTCGGTACTTTCTCTCGCCTTTTTCTCTGCCGTAATTTGGTCCGACAGTCCTACATCAGCATTGGTGCGTTGCGTTATTTCTGTGTCCAATTTGTCGGACAGTGTGTTGTGGTCGGTTTGAATTGTCGTGAAATTATCACGGACAGTTTTCCACCAATCCTTTAACAGCGTTTTTCCGCTAAAATTAAAATTTAATTTCATTTTATCATTCCTTTCTAATCGTAATTGATTGGGATTTCATTAAAAAAACACGCCGTAAGCGTGCTATGGTGGTATTCGTCTGTACATTGTGTCACCTCTTTTTTTGCATAGAAAAAGCACCCCAAAAGGTGCTTAATATTTATATATTCTGTCCTGTTGGATTGAAACATTCTTGCATAAGTCGCATTGCATATTTAAAACCCAAAATAAAACCGTAACGTTCACAACCAGCCTCCGACGCTGAAACAAATCCATCAATATTGTTTATATACATTCTATCCCCTACGGTCTTTCTTATGGCTTTCCCCTGCTCATCTTGTATTTTAGTTAACTGTTTCATTTCTTCTGATTTTTGATATTCCTCGCTCTGTGAAACGTCTGCATAAATTTGATTTATCAATTCACTTTTCATCACAATTTCCTCCTACGCCGTTTTAACGGTAGTCCATTCTTTGCTTAAGGTAGTTCTTCACATCTTCGCTATCGCGGTCAATTTTATAAGATAATTGACGTAGAAAATCAATTAAAGCGTCTATATCGTCATAATCACGATACTCTTCTTCTATCGTTTTTCCGTTGGTATCTTTCACACTGAAATATACCGTATAATTATCATCTTCGTCATATCCCAAATCGACCTTAACGCCTGCAACCTTGCAACTCTCCTGCTCCGCATTGCCGTCCAAGAAGTCCCCCAAATAATCTACAAGGATATACTCGGTAAAATACTCTTTATTTTCCTCGATCAAGTTTATTGCCGCCTTATGTATAAGTTCTTCACGAGTTCTGCCTGTAACATCCGCAAGTAACTCTAAATCGTTATATACCTTGTCATCAAAGGTAACTGTTCTCTCATTCATAAATTTGTGTCTTAACATAATTTTAACCCCTTTCTTATGAAACTGTATCTACGCCGTATTTAATAGCCATTTCCTTGACGATTGCAACGTAAATCTCAATAAGTTTCTTATCTTCTGCGATTACATCAACTTTGTTCAGTCTATCGCGTTTTGATTTGCAAACACCGTTGTCTGCCATGCGTCTGCGCATATTGGTAAGCCTTATGCTTAGTCGTGTTGCACCTCTAAGCTCCACAAGTCTAAACACTTCCGCGTTAACGTCTTTTATGTATTCATTTCCGCCGATAGCCTGCGCAATCTTAACGATTAATCTTCTTGCGTCCTCACGCCACGAATGTGTGTCAAGAGCTACAATATCTGAAATCCCGTCAAGGCGCTTGTTGGTTGCTTGTATTTGTTGCTTTACTTCTTTCATCTCTTGCAAGCTCTGTATAAGGACATCTTCAATGCAATCGGGGCGTTGTTCCTTTACTCTAAAATATGTTTCTTCCAAGTTGTCGAATTGCTCCCACGCCTTGTCGGTGTCAAGAATTTTGCAATGACGATTTGCTCCGCGTTCTGTCCAAAGGTATAGCTGATTTACATTCGTTTTCACGAGGTCAATATTATTGACCTCGCGCTTAAAAGCTCTTAATTCCTCGCCTTTTAAGAGATAATAATGTACGCCCTCAACAAAATGGTCTTTATGATTTGCGAAGTTGTTTTTAATATTGTTTGTATCTGTTTCATAGACTGCCGCAAGTTGTTGTGTTGTTAAAATTCTCTGATTGTTCATTTCAATCGGTATTAATTGATTCGTCATATTCATTATCCTTTCTTTACACTTGATTTATCCGAAAGGTTATGATATAATGTATGTATAAATTCCTTTCGGAGTTTGGTTTGTGAGTAATTTGCATATCTTTGGTACGGAGAGCAAATTACTCTTTTTCTTTTTTGCAACTTGTTCATTCTTAATTTTTCTCCTTTTCAATGAAATCCGTAATCGGTCTGCCTAATGCCTCCGCAAGCTTTCGTATAGTTGAAGCTTGCGGTTTTTTAATTTTTTGCTTTTCAAGTAACGATATTTGACTTGCCGTAATTTTAGCTTTATACGACAACTCACTCATTGACAAGCCTTGTTCCATACGATATTCTCTTAGATTTTTTGTTGTATATCCCATATTTTCACCTCCTTACATTCTCGAATTATACTACTTTAAAAGTAATATGTCAATACTTTTTTATCAACTTTTTTGAGTTTTTTATCTTTTTCTTGCAATTTGTATTTGTTTTTGATATAATCTAATTAAGAATAAATCAATTTTTACTACCAGGAGGTGTTTATAATGTCAGTATTCTCTGAAAACCTAAAAGACTTAATAGATTTCAATAATATTACACAACGACAGCTTGCTCATGACTTAGGATTAACGACAGCCTCCGTATCTCGCTATTGTTCAGGGGAGCAAATGCCTCGTATTGATATTGTTAATAAAATTGCAGATTATTTTTCAGTTACTACATCTGATTTATTTACCGAAAATACACCTAAAAATTTTGCAGATGGCAAAACAGATACTTTTCGTATCAGTATCCCCGTTAGCGAGCTTCAAGATGCCGCTATGCAAATAAAGATTTTTCACGAATTAGAAGAACTTTCAATTAGTGAAAAGCAAGATATAATGCAATATATTCAATTTTTAAAGTCTAAGCGCACCACAAAAGAAGATGCCCTTAAGGAAGATAATTAAACCCGTATTTTGAACTAGGTTAATATTATTAACCTAGTTCGAGATATATCTAAAAACACTAACTAGGTCAATATTATTGACTTAGTTCGAGATATATCTGAAAACGTGCATTTTTGAACTAGGTGAATATTATTCACCTAGTTCATTCGATTTGTTTCAACTACTTCGATAATATCGAAGTAGTTAACCAACACAAAAGACACCCCATAACGAGGTGTCTTTGTGCTATTTATTCATCAAATAATCTAAGTATTCCATCCACTCGGGAATTTTTCTTATACATTCCCTTACAGAAAGTCCTTCTAACCAACGTACATTATACTGTGATATGATTTGTAACTGTGTCGGCTTAGACCTTAAATTAATTCGTCCAATCTGCATATTCTTATATTTAAAATTTAACAATCCGTTTGAACGTCTGTCAATTTTCAAATGTTGTAAAGCATTTTTATTAAGCATTTCTCTTGCAAGATTTTCTATAAAAAGCTTTTCTTCTTCATTGGCTTTGTACTTTTTAGCTGAATCCGAAAATGGCTTAATTTTCGATACTATTTTATCCAACACTTCTTGTTGCCATATCATTTGTAAATCCCCTTTCTTATTTCAACAACGGTTGTATCTCGTCGACAAATTGGTCGTATGGGATAACACTTCTATCCTCTACCAAAATGGCTTGACACGAATATATTTCTTTTTTATCCTTTGATATTTTTACCTCTCTTGTATCATAGTCGTATTCGGGCTTACAATCTGTATTTTCTGTCATATCCCATATAAAACCTAATGACACATAATACACTCCGTCTTTTTGAACTATATAAAGGTCGTTGTTTATATATTCTGCCGGTGGTGTATATTTACTTGCTACTGCCATGTTATCAACTTCTTTCTTTTCTGATATTGTGGCGGTGCTTGTTTGTGTATCATACTGTACATCTTTTCCCAATGCTTCACTTACCGCCCTTATCGGCAAGTATGTTGTATCATTGTACAAGAAATTATCGGCTTGTACTTCTTTACCGTCTACAACAACTTTTATTGTGTTCGGTAAAACATTTATATTTTGCCATACGTCAGTCGCATATGCTCCCACGCACGATATAACACCCATAACAAGCATACCGCATATAAAACTCTTGATATTTTTCATAATAAAAACCTCCCTTTTGATACCCAAATTGTACCACAAAGGAAGATTTTTGTAAATACTTTTATGAAATTCCCGTTATAAGTCCTCCCGAAACTGTTACAGTTTTTCCGTCTGCGGTTTGAAATGTTCCGTTTGCTCCTTGCTCAAACTTCCACTGCCCTACACCATGTGTTGCTCCGTTGCCACCATATAAGATAGTATTTCCCTGTAATTGTATATATGCTTCACTGATACTGTTATATACTTGGAAAACCACTTTTCCGTTATAATACAATATTAAATCGGCATATCTTCGACCATTACTGCTTGGTGCATTACACCACAATCCGTACTTATTACCGTCAGCGTCGTAACTTTGGATACCGTTTTTATCTATAACAGTTCTTGCTTCTGTATCTGTACCCGTCGCAAATATACCCGTTATCGTTACATTACCGTCCTCGTCCATTTTGATTGTTTTCTTTTCCAACTGATTGAACAACTCAAAAACAAATTTACCGTCCATATTGCCGAGATTTATACGACGTCTGCCCTTGTCGTCCTCTATGTACAGCAAATCACCGTCCAACAGTAACTGTTTATTATCAGACCTAACGGGGTTTTGGGTACTGTTCACCGTACCGTGAAAATAGCTTGTTTTCAGCTTATTCGCTCTGCCCGAATTTTTCTGAATTGTTTTAAGCAACTTACCCATATACCACGCGTGGTAATACGCATTAGCCAATGTAGGCTGACCGATTGTTACTGACGGCTGTTTTGCGCTGTACGGGTAATACGTCATTGATACAATTCGCTGTTTATGTTCGATATTATCTTCAAAAACATGTACTGTATCACCCAACGCAATTTTATAAAAATCACCGTACTCGGCAAGTTTACTCAAATCAACCACGTCACCCGTGATTGTCAGTTGAGGGCGGTCAAGTCTATACTCGTTACCCTCGCCCTTTAAGTCCCACTCACCAAACGCCTTTAGCTTTTCGGGGTCATCGTAATCGCTATAATCTCGGTACGCCTCACGAATACCATACTTTTCGATACCCTCTTTACTGTCAATGTACGGCTTACCGCCGTTTACAGACGAAATCGTCAAATCGTCCTTGCCGTACATATACAGTCTTGTCGTCAGCTCTTGTGTGTTTCTCTCGACTGAAAGACTTGTCATATTCTTCTTTATTGACATTCTCACGCCGTTATCTTTTCCGATACGCTCAACCACTGCAAATCGGTAATTATCATAGTATATTTCGCCCCTGCCGTAAGCCTCTATGACGTTTTGAATTACGTCATAAGTATTTATCTTATCAGTCGGGTAAAAGTCGATTTTAACACCGTCTGCGCCTATTCTCGTCATACCCATTTCTTTAAGTTCACTGTCGGGTATCAACTCAAACTTTGTATCGGCTATTGCAAGTTTTATAACGTCATACGGGTCAACACCTATTGTTGATTTTGTCACGTCTGTATCATTGCCGATTGTCGGCAAGTGATGATGAAGTGCGTCATCATAGAATATTCTGTTAGCCTTAACCGTCATAATTCTTGAACCGCTGTAATCTCGCTTAACAAGTGTAATGCGGTATGCTTGTCCTTCGACCGATACTATACGATTTTCTTTGATAAGCTCCGCCTTTTCGTCTTTCATCGGGTACTTAAAAGAAACCGTGTGCGTTTCCTGCAATCCCTCAAACACCGCCACTTCATATGCCTTGTTAAGATACGCAAGGCAACCGCCTGTGAAGTCTGTTTCGTTCCATTCGTGTAATTTAAAAGCCATATTATTCACTCCATTTCATATTATCAAAATCTACGTCGTACAAAAATTTAGGCGTATAATTTATCTGTACGACACCGCCGCCTGTTACCGTTATCGTGTTATCTAATGCAGGAGCAAGTTCAAAAAACTCACCCGATACATACGTCATAAGGTTTGTATTTCCGCTGTAAGCTATCTCTTTTTCGCAGTCAATAACAATATCGCCCGTATGCTTAACAGTGATATTTTTGCCGTTATTTCCTATTGTGAAAGGACTTGTTGCACCTGTTACGGTTATAATAGGTTTGACGTGTATATCGCCGACATTCGGTATATTTTTATATGTGCCACTGCCATTCAATGTTAAATACTCGTCTTGTCCTATCGGTTGTTCTGTGTCGAGCGGTATTTCCGTATCAAGACAAGGACCGTCCAATGCGTCAAATATCAACTTGGAAAAAGGCTCTGCCTTATACGTCACTGACAAAACGGCTTTTCTGCCGTCGTGTTCGGGTGTATATGACACGCTGTCCATTACCCTTACATTCCATTTAACAAACGGCATATCGTTAAAAATAAGCGTGCCTTTGCCCTTAAACCAACGGCTTATAGCGGTTAGCTTTTTGTTTAATTCTTCGGTACTGTCCGCACCGATGTTAAAATCAATCTGAAATTTTCGTGTATTGAAATATTCGTGACCCGACACGTCAGTAAAATCATATTCACCGTCTGTTTCGTCGGCACTTACGGTAAACTCCTTTACCTGTGGAAATACGGGACGGTCCTTTGTTCTGACCGTCACTCGCTTAAAATCCGTTGTATTTTTGCCGTTAAATTCAAAACCGTTACGCATATCTTTCCTCCTATAATCCTACGTATTTGTTCAATGCATCTTGTTTTTCTTCCGGTGTCATTTGCATGAAGTTATTTATGATCTTCCTGTTGTCGCTCATTGAATTATTTTCAATTTTGAAACTATCGAATTTGTCAAGCATTCGACTTAGCAAACTTTCTATATTACCGCCTGTCGCCGAAACCTTATCGGTTATTGTTGCCACGTATGCAGATATGTTGATGTCGGCATTTTGCAATCCTGTAAGAATGTTTTTCTTGCCGTCCTCCATTTGCTTGTATTCAGCCTCAAGACTTTCAATAGTGGCATTATTCTTTTTCTGTAGTTGGTACAATTCTTCATCACGTTGCAACTGTTTCATTTGTTCCTGCAACTCTTTGTACTTCTGTTGCCCCTTATCAGTAACTGAATTTGCGTACACATCAAGTTGTGCCTGTACCTCTGACATATCGGTTTTGCGATCCTGTACGTCCCAACTGTCGCGAAGTTCTTGCTCTTGCTTTGAAAATTCATCTTTGACATTTGAAATATAGTCTTGTTGCTTTTGGAGCAGTTCGTCAACCGCACTTGATTGCGACTTGTACAGTTCCATACTGTACTTGTTTGTGTCGTCAATAAATTCCTCAAAACTGATTTTACCCGCATTGTAAAACTCTTTTACTCGGTCAATTTTGCGTTTTAGAAAATCTTCCTCACTGTCACCGTACTTATCCCAATCATCATATGTACTTCTTAACTCCTGCCAAGCGTCTGCGTCCTTTTGCCATGCCGAATACTCGTCAGCATTCTTTTGAGCCACTGCGTCATAACGTTTTTCTTCAAGTGTTTGTTTTTCCTCGACGTATTTTTGATAATTAATAACGTCATTCGCATAAAATTCTTCAAGACGTTCCGCCTCTCTGTCGATACCTGCAATGTAGTCGTCTATCGACATACTGTGATACTTCTGCTGATGTTCAAGCCAACTGTCAGAGTAACTTTTCATATCATCATAAAGCGTTTCGCCTGCGTCCGACACGTTGTCAACATAATCATCCCAAGTGATTTTTGCGTCTTGTAAGTCTTGATAATTTCTGTCTTTTATACGTTTGAAAGCGTCGATAGGATTGTCGCCGTTGTCGCCCCAATCGTTTATAGCACTGTGCTTTTCGAGGTACGCCTTTGACTGTTCGTTGTACTCTTTCGTCTGTTTCTGCATAATAGAGAATATCTGTTCCTCAATATCGGCAATATCCTTGTCATTCGACTTGAATTTCTCTTGAAATTCTAACCACTTCTCAAGTTCTTGTGCGGTCGTTACTGCGTGCGTTTTGGTGTAATGTGTCCAATCGTCCTTGGCTGATGTAAACGCGTCTGAATTGTCTTTTCCTGTTGCGTAATGCGGTATACCCATACCGTTCATTATCGCCTTGGTTTGTGACGCTGTGTACACCTTTGCACCCTTTGACAACGGCAATACTACGTCCTTGCCCTGCGGTATAAACGCACGTCCTTTGTCAACGATTAATTCTCGTGGGTCAGATATACCCTTTTCGTCATTAACCATTGCCAAACCGCCCTCAAAGTTTTGTGTACCTTTGGCGACTTTCTTTTTGGTAAACGTTCCCGTACTGCCAAATCGTGCCGCAGGAACGCTTTTATCGCTTAATCCCTCTATGGACGAACCCTCAACAGAAACAGTATAATGAACCATTGCAAATTTGTCTTCTGGTTGATAGCCGTCAGGTTCTGCACTATTCTTCTTAAATGTAACATTGCCCTCTTTGGGTGGTGCCGTATAGTTGTCGGGTTCTGTGCTGTCGTTAGTCCATATAACTTTACCCGTTGCAGTGATTTCACCCAACTTATTACCATTCAAATCGTTAATATCAAAACCGCCTGTATCGACATTAAATTTAATCTGAACTTCGTCATTTTTGACAAGTTCTTTTAATTTTTCATCAGCTGTGTCCAATACAGAAACATCGCCCTCTGCATCGACTTGCAGTTTTACGTCACCTTTTGTATTTACATCATCTACAGCCTGTTGAAGTTCCTTTACTACCGAAATGTTCCCGTCGGCATCTATCACTATCCGCTTATTTTCGGGAATCAGTCCCATACTGTGTGCTAATTCGTTTGCCTGTTCGGTAATAACATCAAGTTTACCATTTTCGGCAGCTTCTTTTACAGTCTTAAATCCATTTTGCAGTAAAGCGGCATTTGTTGCAATATCACCTGAATATGCTCCAAACTTTTGCATTGAATGAACATAATCGTTAATTATATTATTCAATTCTGTTCCGTCACCATTTGCCGCTTTTTCCCACGCAGACTCTAAATTATCAACTCCATTCATTGCCAATGCCGCGGCTTGAGCATAACTGTTCATATCCAGTTTGCCCGCTGAAATAAATTCTTTCATATCAGACAATGATTTTTCCACACTCTCATTATCCTTATTTGCCACTGACATTTTTAACAATTCAAGCTCCATGTTAGACAGTTCTTCTGCTGTATCATGTAGTTCTTGATGTGAACCGTCCAAATCATCAAGTTGTTTTTTATAATCTTCAAGTATTCCTGTCGCAACCTTATAACTACCAGTTATCGAGGCAAGCACACTTTCTGCATTTTTAGCGGATTCATCCGTTATCGCATTTTCATAGTCACTACCTATTGTATTTTTATATATTTCTTTGGCTTTTTCGTATCCCTCAGCCGCAGTAATTTCATTGTCCGCTATTTTTGCGGTAATATCACTGACTTTAGACTTTGCCTCTGAATATTTAGTCTGCAATTCTAATTCTTGGTTATAATTTTCTTGTGCCTCGCGTCGTGTTTGTATATAATTAGCATTATTATTTACTAATTCAGATAATTCGGCACGTTGATTATTTATGTTAGATTGCAATTCATTCTTGGTTAGTTTTGTTACTTGTTCAACAGCGTCGTCCAAATTAGAATTATCGGAATTGATTACAAGATTATATTCTTGCGATAGCATTTCCTTTATTTCTTCTAACTTGCTTTTTGCATTGTCAACTTGTTCTTGACTGCTTTCAGGGCTTTCAATAACCATTTTTAACGATTTGATTTGCCCCTGTACTTCATTCAGCGATTTGTATTTTTCAAGGCTTTCTTTGACCTTTTCATTACCCTTGGATAGTCCCTCGCTCCACCTGTATTGCGATTGATACCATTTGTCATATGCAACCTTTCCGCCTATCGCCGCCGTAGCAATACCCGCAACAGCTAACACCGCAGGTCCGGCAACAGAACCTATGCTCGCAAGTGTCGGTGCAAACTTCGCCAATGCTCCGCCTGCTGAAAATGCCTTTTTGATGTTGCCGACTGCCTCAACAATTCCGCCAACACCTTTGATTGCTCCGGCACTGACTTTTGAAATAGCACCTATCGCAATAACTGTCGCACCCGTATTAACAACAACACGTTTTTGTTCGTCGTCCATTTGCGACAATCCTTTTGCAAAATCAGCTACTGTGGTGCTTGCGTCTTGTATTGACGGTAACATTGTTTCGCCGATACTTCTCGCCGCCTCAACAATATTGTTTTTTGTGTTAGCCAATTTTGATGCGGTCGTTTCATTCTTTGCGTTAAATTCTTCTTGTAGTGCCGTATTTTCTTGGTATGCGGTGTTTGAACGATTGACACTCTCGGTTACTAAATCATAACCGTTGACTAATGCCATCATAGCCTGTATATCCTGTGTATTGTTTATGCCTAAATCATCTAACGCAACAGTTAGATTTTCGGCAGACTGCAAGCCTTTTAACAGTCCGTTAAATGCACCGGAGCTGTCAGTATTCCACTGCTCTTTAAACTCTTTCGCACTTTTACCGCTGTACTTTGCAAATGTCTTTAAACCTTCACCGCCGTTTGCAACGGCTGTTTCTATGGATAGCCACGTACGACCTATCGCACTACCGCCCATTTGTGCCTCAATGCCTAATGATGATAGTGCCGCAGAATAACCCAACACATCCGCCGCTGACATTCGTACAGATGAACCGTATTTACCCATACGCAATGCCATTGCCGCGATTTCCGATTCAGTCGTAGCACTGTGGTTACCCAAATCAACGATTGCACTGCCGATATTACGGATTTCGTTTTGACCGACACCCATAACATTCTGAAAACGTGCCAATGTTGCGGCACCCTCTTCGCCGACAAGGTTTGTAGCTGAACCCATTTGTGCCATTACTTCCGTAAAGTCGATAATGTTTTCTTGGGATATGCCTAACTGACCGCCCGCCGCCGCAAGTTCGTTTAGTTCAGTCGTTGTTTGTGGTATCGCGCCTCTGCCGTCAATACCTGTTGTTGACAAATCAATAATGCCTTGCTTTATTTTGGCTAACTGTTCCGGTGTAGCGTCAACCGTCTTTTTAACTCCGGCAAAACTATCCTCAAAATCTATCGCAAACTTCGCACTTGCAACACCTCCGGCGGCAAGAGCCGTTGATGCGTATTGTATCGGTTTTGTTATCGTGTCAATACTTTCGCCGACTTCTTTTATACCTTTTCCGGTATCTTTAAGCTGACTTGCAAGACCTTGATATGCACTTGTGCTTTCTCTTACACCTTTCACACCATTTGTATTGCTTTGTGTTCGTTCCAATTCTTCGAGTTGTTGCGATACACCGCTTATTGTTGCCTCTAAATCCGACGCATCACCTCTTATTCTTACTACTAATTCCGCCGCGTCAGCCACTACAAATCACCTCACTACATTCCATAAAACATTTTTAAATACGGGTCGTTTCCTGTATAGACCTCTTCCGTATCATCTTCCAAATCGTCTATCATTTTAAACAAAACAAACGGATTTTGCTTTGATATTACATTCGGCAATAACCCTCTTTGCCTAAACCAATCTGCGTACAAAGTACGCAGTGGTTGGCTTTTTGAGGAATTACTGCCCTTTACTCGTTTTTTGTTGTCAACGCGTCTATATAGAATTTCCATAATTCCATACATAGTCTTGAATGTGTGCCTACATCAATGGCATCAATAATATCCTGCGTTGCGTCCGTTCCCTCGAACATATAGTCCACCGCCTCTCGGCAGATATTTAACGGTCCGTTTTTATTTTCATCGTTATGTGCGTCATTAATAATACACATTGCCTCAAAGTCGAACGGCTTTGAAACGTATTTTTTATTATCGTGTTTAAATGTTAATGTGTGTTGCATAATATTCCTCCTAATTCATTGCATACAAAAAGCACGCTATATGCGTGCTTGACATACATTTTTTATTGTGTTATAATTTAGATATAAGAGGAACGGTAAACAGCCGTTTCTAATACATTAGTTTATATTTAGTGTAGAAAATATTTTCTACCCAAATAACCGTCCTATTGCGTTAGGGCGGTTATTTCTTTAATATCCATACAATAAGCAAAATCAATACAAGTTGTATTGTGGTTTCACTCATAATATTTCCTTTCCGAAACAGAGCCGCCACCGCTCTCCATATATCAAGGCTTTTCAGCCTATTTTTATTCTACACTATACCTCATATAATGTCAAATTACGTTTATTTTACAGTGCTTTCTTTACAGGATAGTAGTTCATATCCTTAAACCAGTTTTCTTCAAGTTCTGTCTTTGTAACGCCCTCCGGCAAATCGCTTTCGTCAAAGTATGCGTAATAGTTGTTGTCAAAATCACGTTGTACGGCTGTGTATGTAGCCTTTGCGGTTTGCTTTTCAGGCGCACCGCTTGACGCTTTTGTTTTACCGCCTACGTTTGACGCAAAGCTGTACGAACCCTTGTAATATCTCACATAACGGTATGAGCCGTCAGACTTCATAATTCTCCACGCAACACCGAAATAAACGGTTTTTGTATCGTTGCCGACCTCTACTACACCGTCTTTTTGTGTCAGTCCACGCCACATTGAATCAACTTCCGGTGGAATATCGGCATTTGTGATGTCGTGACCTAATTTTTCAATGTAGTTTGATGTTTCATACGCACCGTTATCGGCGTCAAAAACATCACTGCCGCCTGCGTCTGTCGGTGCAATTTCGACAGTACCTCTTAAATTATACGGGTCACCATATGTTGCGCCCTCTGATGTGTCTGTTTTAACTGCGAAAAATGTGTACTTGTCCACACCTATTGTAGGTAGTGGTTTTCTTTTCTCTGTATTTGCCATAAATCAATCATTCCTTTCTACTACTTTCGTAAATCTCATTGTCCTATGTTTTATGCTTTTATCATCGGGATTTGGTACGTCCATTGTCATTTCGTGATAATATTCATTATCAGTCAACAATTTATATACCCTCTCCGACAATTCAAAACACGTTTGCGGATAATCGGCGTAAATATCAATCTGAACAGTCGTATCATTCGTAACAACCGTATTGTCATATGACATTGAGCCTTTGTCCGTTAGTGTGTAATATGCTATTGCAGGCAATTTATTAAAATTATCGGGATATGCAAAACATACACTTACACCGTCTATTTGCTTTAAAATATCCCGTAATTCCAAACCAATATCAAACACCGTACCCCTCCTTGAATTTTGCGATTATCTCGCTGATGTTATTTTTCAGTGCAGGGACGAGGAACGGCTTTGGTGCTTGACCCGACGTTGTGTAAAATCGACCGCCACTGTAATACGTCCAGTGCCTTTTTGACGTATGCGAAACAGATTTGTCGCCCTTTGAGCCTGTGCCGAATTCGACATAAATACCGTAATCGGCAGTCGGACCGATTGCAACACTGTCACCGTCCACTTGGCTTACGATACTGCCTTTTAATCGCCCTGTTGCAACAGGACAGTTTGCCACTGCGTGCGCTCTTACGACTTCACCCGCCATTGCCAAACCTCGCTGTATTTTATCGCCCGACGCATACTGTGTCAGCTTGTCAACAACGTCGTCTATCCCCTCGATTGAAAAATTCATTTCAGCCTACTCCTCTCAAGCATTGCTACCAAACCGCTGTCCCATTTCTGCACATATGTTATATCATATATGTCGCCGTCATATTCAACCCTGTTACCGACCTTTACGTCGTCTGACATATCGCAGAACATACGCATTTGACATTCTATATCTAAACCATATTGCTCTCTTGCTCTGCCACCGCTGTACGGTTGTACATCGGCTTTGATTTCGGATAATACAGTCTTTTCGGTTTTACCTGTATAGTCGTCAATTTCATATTCTGCGATTATAACAGTTTTATCGTAAAAATCACTGAATACTGATGTCACTCGGAACACGCCCCTTTCGTTTACGGAACGGGTCAAGGCGTTTATAATAGTTGCTGAAAATCTTGTCATTGTCGGTTTCGGTGTATGTAACGGAGCGTTCGCCCTCACTTATGCTCTTGACTACTTCGGGACTTTTACTGTCCCCGTAACCTTTCGCCCTGTACATATCCGCCGCAATCTTCGGAACAAGGCTTTCAAGCTGACGTGGAAGTACATCAATATGACAATACGCCATAATCATATTAACCGTGTCCTCAATCAAAAAGGACAACAAGCTGTCTTGCTCGTCGTCCTTAATTCCCAACAACATTTTTAGTGTCCCCAACTGTTCCATATTATTCACCGCTTACAACGTCGGCACTGCCCGACTTTCTCGCTTTGCCGTCTGCGGTAACTTCCGCAACTGTAATCTTGTGACCGTTTGTCGCAGTGATTTCGTCACCGTTGTTAAACTCTGTCCACTTCGACAAATCGTCGTCATACGCAACACTTGGAGCGGTGCTTGCGGCAGCCTTGTAAACCAACTTGTGACCGCCGATAGGCTTTGGCGATACCGTAATAACAGTGTTGCCTGTTGTGCCTGCAACCGATTCAACTGTCAATTCGCCGAGTGTCGGAACACCGTTCTTAAATGCGGCAAATGCGTCGTCCTTAACCACAAGGAAACCTAAACGCATAGTAGCTTTGATTGCAACCATATCTTGCTCCGCAAGTGATAGCGGTTTACCGTCACTGTCAAGAGTGCCTTGTAGTGTAGCCTCGGTAAGAATTTCGTAATTGATACCTGCACGCATACCGACAACGGCATACTTGAAGTTACCTGTGATAATATCGGCACGTTTGTTGTCCCACGCACCGTTGCGCACAAATTCGATAGGCTGACCGTACAACTCACCGCCTGTTGTACCGTTGACATATGCAGGTGCGCCGTTTGCGTCACGCAATTTTCTAAGCATATTCTTAACGCCGATACGTCCAACAAATCCCGACGGGTCATAGCCGTTTTCTTCAATCATTGACATTGCGTCAGATATAGCAATATCAATATTTGTGTTGTCTATAACAACCATATGCTTGCTGTCTATAGCGTTCATAATGTTTGTCTTGAACGGCGAATTTGTACCGAAAATGCACGCCGCGTCAATCGCTCTGTAGAATGCCTCTGCGATTTCCGGCTTTAGTTCCTCAAATACGCTGATAGTTGTATCTTCCAACTTTTCCTTTGTTACCGGAATAATAACGGCTAACTTCTTAGCCTCGATTTCAGGGTGAATCCAAGTAGCACCGCTTGTCTTAATTCTTTCACCCTCACCGACCCAGTAAGCACCCGGACCGTCTGTAAGTACGTTAAACTTCTTTTTCTCGTGTTTCATTTCCTCGACTTTCGCCATTCTTAAAACACTTGAACCCCTTGTCACCATTTTGATGATGTCTGTTGCTTGTTCGACAGGCACAAAACCTGTCAATTCATTTTTTAAATAACCCATTTATTTCACTCCTATCTTTGATTTTCTCTGATTATGTCCATAAAACTGCCTGTGTTGTGACCGCCACTGCCACCGTTTAAATCCGGTGTTTTGCCCTTTAAACGCTCGGTAACACCTGCTTGTACATCTTTGTCATAGCTTTCTTTTATCTTGTCAATAACCGCCTTTGTGCTATCCTTATCTTCTGCCACAATGTGCTTTGCAATCTCGGCAGACAGTCCGACTTTGGCAAGTTCTGTTTCAGCATATGCAACGATTTTTTCACGTTCAAACTCTGCCTTTGCCTTTTCAAATTCTTCCCTTTCCTTGTCGTCGTCCTCTTTTTTTCTTTGGTCGGCTGTAAGCTTGGCTTTTCTCATGCCCTCTTCTTCAGCGTCCTTTAGCTTTTGCTCAAGGTCCTTTTCCCACTCTGATTTTGCCTTAGCTATTGCTTCATCAATCGCCTTTTGATTGTCGCCGTCTTTTTGTTCGGTTGACTTCTGCTCTGTGGACTTCTCTTGCTCTTGTTTTTCTGTTTGCTCTGCTGTATCTGCCATTCAAATCATTCCTTTCTGAAAAATTGTATAAAAATAAGACGTATAACCCCACGTCTAACAGGGAGATAATCGGATCACCATTCCTTTCTTCTATGTGTATGTTGTGCCTATGCTCACACTATCACCGCCTTTCAATGTATCAAAAAAGCACGTCCGAAAACGTGCTTTTGTTTTACCCTTTAATAGCCTTATCAACAACATTAAAAATAGTTTCAATATTCGCCGCAGTGCATTTTATCGGACTAATTCCATAGTCAATGTCATACGATAATATAACTTCATCGTTATTACACTTAGCTATTATAACATTCTCGCTTGGACCGACAATTTTGTCTTTTATTTGAATTTTTTTATTATTTCCAAAACTTTCTATCAATTTTTTGAAGATACTATCCTCGGGTACCCTTTCGGTATTTCTGATAATAATATCATTTTTATTTATAATGACATTCAATTTTTTCACATCAATCAACTCCTGCCTTTTTATCGTACACTTTATTGGTTGTTCCACTACTTCGTATAATGTCCTTGTAAATATCCTCTCCCGAAAGTCCGTATTTCAGTTTTTTATGTTCTACAAGTTCATCGAATGCGATAGATTTTTTATTTTCATCAAGCCATTTTCTCTCTTTTTGATTTTTCATTAATTCTCTTGCTTCAAATCTGTATTGACTTCTTAGACTATGTGCTTGTCTTGCTTGTTGCTCCAATGTTTGTGTTTGATCAATCAAATTTAAAATATTTTCGTCGTGGGCTTTATACCATAAACGAACCTCTTTATTGCCTAACTTCTCAACAAGACCATTCATATCTTTAAAGTCCATTTGGTTTAGGCGTTCTTGCTTTTCAGACTTAAACTGCTCCCATCTGTAACTATCATTATACTTCATATCCACAAAATCATCAAGAGTTTTCGGGAATTCCTTGCCGAAAATTTGACTGTATTTTTCATACTGCACTTTATCCGCCGAGCTGTTTCGCATTTGCTTAACGTGAAGCTCAAGTGCATTTCTTTGCTCGTCCGACAAACTGTTTTTCCATTCGTCAAACGTCATACTTCCGTCAACCTTATAATTTTCGCCAGTGAGCGGATCGCGTGCAATACGACTTGTCAAATTCACGTCTGCCATAATCGTAACACACCGACAACGTGGGTGTATCGGTGGGAAGTTTTCGCCCTCAACGGCTTTGTCGGTATCAAACACGCTACCGTCAAGACTTCCGCACCTGTCACACGTCAATTCAGACAGTGCCGCAACAAAACGATACTGTTTTATACCTATTTCCTCATACGCCATCTTTTGACCTTGATTCATAAAATGTGCCGTTTCACTTCGCACAAGTGTTTCGGCTGATGTTCGTATTCCGCCTGGTGCAGTATCTTTGACGTAATCAATCAGCTTATCGGTCATACGGCTTACGCTGTGACCGCTGATAATACCGTCCTCAATCGTCTGTCCGACTGCCTGTATAAATCTGTCGTTATGTATCCACACTCTCTCGCTGTAGTTGTGACCGTGCCACGGCTCACTTAACACTTTATTAACCGCTCTTTGCGGAATTAGTGAAAAATCAATACCGCAGTTTAAACCTTGTGCGGTATCAAAAATATTCGTATAATACGCCGTCTTTACCGCACTGTCATACAGTTTCTTTTGCTCCTTTATAGCCTCGTTTGCAACGTGCCTAAAGTAAATATATACATTACGTTTCAGTCCCTCTAATCGGCTAATTCTCGCACCGTATGACTGTGCATTTATGCGGCTTAGAATTTCCTTTTTGACTGTCTTGTCGTCTGTTTCGTCGTACAGTTCAAGCAGTTCTTCGTACTGTTTGTCGCTGTCGGCTATACTCATCAGCCGACGTGCCTCTTTTTCGGGTATATCGGTTGAAATATAGGCTTTAAACGTTTTCTCAATGTCATTGTTTACATTCTTGATTGCTCGCTCATATGCCTTAATTACACCGTCCTTAATGCTGTCCGCTTGCGATTGTAAATATGTTTCAACTTCAACGGCACGTTTTACCCAATATGCCTTACTCTTCATTGTAGTTTACTTTCCTTGCCGAACTTTCAGCGATACGCATATCTTCGGCGGACTTTTCCGCTTGCTCTCTGCGTGCGATTTCAACTTCTTCCTTTGCATCTGTTATAAACGGCAGACGCTCTAATAATGTTTCGTCAGACGCAAGACCTTTGAGGTAATTAATCATCTGTGCTATTTCAAGTTCGTTTGCAGGCAAGTTATATGTAAATCCTATATCAACTCTGTGCGACGGCACTTCTTTCATTGCGTTTAATGTCACTAAGAAATTGTTGTAAATCTCCAAACGTTTTCTCAACGTCTTAGCAAAATTACGTTCTTTGTTCTTGACGTGCTGTTCAAATCCCAACAGCTTGTACTTTATCGCCACACCCGACAAATTGTTGCCGAAACTTTCGTCCGACAGGTCAGGAACGTGTGACAAACGGTGTATATCGTCCTTGATGTCGTCACGCAACACCTTTGTATCAGCCTCATTCAGCACCTTTGACAGATACTCTGCCTTTGCGTCACCGTCACCCATTAAGATACGTTCTACCAATAATTTTTTTGCCTGTTCGGTGTCAAGGTCGCAGTTACACAAAAACAACAGCGAATTAACGAATTGTTCCTTGTCGTTTATTCGGTCTGACATCAACACATTGTATGCGTCAATCTGTGTTATCAACTGTTCAAAATCGCCCTGCATTTCCGTATTATTTCTGTATTCGATAATAGGTACATCGAAAAAGTAATGCGGTTCAACATTTTGCAATGACAATGCTGTATAGCTGTCAAGACCTGTGTATGTATATATAAACGATTCGTCATACACACGACAAATACTGCCTGTGCAGTAGCCGTCAAGGTCGTATTTCTTGTAGTAATATACCGCAAACAACGGCTTTTCAAATGCCGACTGTGAGTAACATACAAATGTATGCTCCGGGTCCAATCTGACACTTCTCGGCTTGCTTTTTTCGTCCGCATAAATCAGTTCATATGCTTTGCCGTAAATGCTCATATTCTTTACAATTTCACTGTCCACACTCGGCATATCCTGTTCCAAATATTCGTTTTTGATTGCCTCAATATCGTATTCGTCCGACACCGCATATGTTACGGGATTGCCGACAAGATAACTCTGCGTCATATCTGTTATGTACTTTGCGTGGTTGCACATTATACGGTTGTTTGCCACGTTTTTGCCTCTTTTTCTGCGGCTTAAAATACGGTGGTCGCCCATATAGTAATCGTGCAATAATCGGTATCTCTGTCGCTCTCGCTCGTGCCGTTCAATCAATTTTGTTATGATGAACGGTGTCACACCGCCTGCGACTATATCTTCATCAATTATCATATTCCGTACTCCTCTCTTGAATAGATTTTAGCTTTCTTATCCTTGCGCCAACTCTCAACGCCGTATCTCAGTGCCGCCATTGCGTCATCAAATACATTGACAGGTTCGTCAGTATATTCGCCCGACTTTTCATCAACTCGCCAACGCCATTGCTGTATCTCTTTGATTACATTCACGCAAGACGGGTGAATGTGTATCTTTCTGCCTTTCAGCCAGTCAATCTGCGATTGTATGCTGTTCGGATTTTTAACAACTGCCCTTGCGCGATAGCCTGCCTTTCGCCACATTTTTATACGGTCCGGCTCTGCACTGTCGCACCACATTGCAAGACTTTTGCTGAACTTCCCGTCAGCTTTAGTGATAATTTCGGTCGTATCCATTTCGTGTACATACAGTTCATTACAAACATAAATATCGCCGTCCTTATAACCTAACGTCAATATAGCATTTGCGTGATTAAATCCGAAGTCTTGACCTATTGCCATAGCGTCAAAACGGCTCATATCTGTATCAAATTCTTCAATGCGATAATTCGAGAATATCAATCCCCCTGTTTCGCCCCATTCACCTAAACCATAAATTCTGTACCCCTCAGGGTCAACTTCTTTACGACGTAGCATACGTTGTCTGTATGCCTCGTCACAAAATCGGTTTGTTAAATATGTGCTTTGGTGCGTTAAGACGTTATCGTCCTGTATGTCGAAAAACACTTTCTTTATCCAGTGACTTGATGATACAGGGTTAAATGTCAATTTTATCTGATAAAAAAGACCGTCGGGAAGTTCGCCTCTCAAACGGTCATCTATAATTTCAAAATCCTGTTGCACAAGCTCCGTAGCCTCTTCAATCCATACGTCGGTCAACTTACCGTTCGCAAATGTGATTGATTTCAGCTTTTCGCGTTGCTTGTTATCGTTTACACCACGAAATATAATCTTGTTGCCGTTTATACAGGTGAACGACAACGGACTTTGCGTAACTCGCCACGCTCTGCCTACGCCCATACGGTTTATGGCACTTTCAAGCTCCGCAAACGTACTGTCACGGTTTGTTATATCAGACTTTCGCACACATACAAGATTACGTCCCTTGTCACGCATTAAACGCAATATGTACAGTTGTGCGGTATCAACACTCTTGCCACTTCCGGCACTGCCTTTCATTACAACGTAACGCTTTTTACATTGATGTACAGGCTTGAATATCGGATTGAACGGTACTGTTACTTTGTTCATTCGTCCTCACCACCGTAATCAATTTTAATGCTGTAGTCCATATCACCGTCAACGTTTAATTTGTCTGTGAACAATGCGTAGTATTTACCCAACATTTCCGCTGCTTTGTTTACGTCAGACACCTTTGTCGGTATTTCAACACATATCGGTTGCTCCGCCTCGTCAGTGACTTTCTTGCCCTTGTCGTCATAGTGTGATTTACGTGCTTTGCACGTCACAACAACCGTTTCGGGTTTCTCACGCCGCATAACAGCCGTAAGCGTTTTCAATACCTCATCTTGTTTGGCGATAAGAGCGTCCTCTTTCTCTTTTAGCCGTTTTTGAATATATTCCTGAATTTCAGGTTTCTTCAAGTTCTCATTCCCAATCGAATACGCCGTCTTTTCCGAATATCCCGCTCTTAACGCCGCTTGTGTCGCGTTCAAATCAATCAAATATTCCTCACAAAACCGTTTCTGTTTCTCCGTCACTCTTATCACCTCCTGTTTTATCCCATAAGAAAAACACACCCGATTAGGTGTGTTTTAAAATTATATATTTTTTTTTATTTTTGATCTAATTCTGATTTTTTTCTTGTGGCATCTC